ATAGCTTCTATTCCATTGACCGTAATAGACACACTTAACCAAAAAGGAATCATGAGAGGCTTTCATGTGATTGACCAGAAAGCATTTCGTAATTGGTTAAATGATCCAGACAACCGTTTCTTTAGAACACGACAAGGTAAAGTATAATGGCATTTACTTCATATACAACATTAAAAAGCACGATAGCAGATTATCTTGCTCGTAGTGATCTGACATCACAGATACCTGACTTTATTCGTTTAGCAGAAGAGAGACTTCGTAGAGATTTACGCATTAGACAAATGCTTAAAGTAGCAACAGCAACAACAACTGCTGATGACTCCACTGTATCTTTACCTGCTGACTTTCTAGCAATGAAAGATATACATTTAGATACAAATCCTGTTCGTGTCTTACAGTTTCAACCTACATCTAATTTCTTTAGAAACTCAAGATCAACAGACAAGGGTGTGCCAACCATGTACACCTTATTAGGAAGTGAGTTTCAATTTGCTCCTATTCCTGATACAGCTTACACAGTAAGAATGGTGTATTACTACAAACCCACTTTATTATCAGATAGTAATCCATCTAATTTATTTTTAGCAAATTGCCCAGACTTACTTTTATATGGTGCATTAGCTGAAGCAGAACCTTATCTAATGAACGATGAACGATTGGCAACATGGTCAGCGTTATACGATAGAGGTCTAACATCATTAAGAGCAAGTGATGATGATAGCGAATATCCATCTTCTCCTATGTCAATAACATTATCAACGAGGTAAACAACAATGGCTGAATTTAGTAATTATTTAGAAAATGCGTTAATCAACGCAGTATTAAGAAACACATCTTATACAAGTCCTACAACTGTATATGTTGGTCTGTTTACATCTGATCCTACAGATGCTAACACAGGCACAGAAGTATCAGGTGGTTCATATGCAAGACAATCAGCAACATTTGATGCACCATCTAATGGTGTAACACAGAACACTGCTGACATTCAATTCCCTGCAGCAACTGCATCATGGGGAACAGTTACGCATTTGGGTTTATACGATGCTTCTACATCTGGTAACTTATTATTCCATACTGACTTGGATACAAACAAAACTATCGATACTGGTGATGTATTTAAAATTACTGCTGGTAACCTAACAGTAACATTAGCGTAAGGATAAACAATGGCACTTGTCGTTAAAGACAGAGTTAAAGAAACCACAGCTACGACTGGTACAGGCACAATTACATTAGCTGGTGCTGCTACTGGTTTTCAATCTTTTAGTGTAATAGGTGATGGCAATACCACATACTATGCAATCGAAAGTGGTAGTGATTGGGAAGTAGGTATTGGCACTTACACTGCATCTGGTACAACTTTATCTCGTGACACCATACTAGAATCTAGCAATGCAGGAAGTGCTATTACTTTGTCTGGAACATCTAATGTATTTTGTACATATCCTGCTGAAAAATCAGGACATAAAGATGCAGATAATACATTAGCATCTGAACAAGTAAGTGCAAGTAATGGTTTCTTTTTAAACTACAATACTATTACTGCTAATTACACAATTCCAACTAATTATAATGCTATGTCAGCAGGAACAATCACTGTTAATAGTGGTGTAACAGTTACAGTTCCTAGTGGTAGTAGATGGGTGGTCGTATAATGGCAATAACAATAAATGCAGATACAAGCAGTGGATTATCTATTACTTCAGATACCTCTGGTGAAATTAATTTTCAATCAGGTGGTTCTACTGTAGCAAGTATTACATCTAGTGGTATTGATGCAAGTGGATTAACAGGTACATTACCAGCTATTGATGGTTCTAATTTAACAGGTATAGAAACAGGTGCAGGAACAATTAAAGCATGGGGAAATTTTAGTGGAACAAATGGAACAATAAATGCTTCAGGAAATGTATCATCAGTAACAGATAATGGCACAGGCGATTTTACTGCAAATTATACTACTTCTTTATCAGATGCTAATTATTCATTATCATATTCTGGATTTGAAGCTGGTCAATCAGGTGTTGAATTGTTAAGAACTGACTCAACAATTACATCTAGTTCTGTAAATATAAAAATAAGGCAACCTGGTGCTACTGGATTAACAGATTGTGACATTATTACATTTGTAGCAATTAGATAGGAATAACATGGCATCTATAAAACTAAAAGGCGATACATCTGGTGAATTAACTATATCAGCACCAGCAGTCGCAGGAACTAATACGCTAACATTACCAGCTAGTACAGGAACATTATTAACAACAGATGGTGATGGATCATCTTTAACAGGCATTTCATCTTATGCAGATTCTGATGCTTTATCATTATTTAACGCTAGTGGTTCTACTCCTGTATATGCAGCAAGAGCATGGGTGAATTTTGATGGAACAGGAACAGTTGCTATTCGTGCGAGTGGTAATGTAAGTTCTATTACTGATAATGGAACAGGAATATATACAGTCAACTTTACAACAGCAATGCCTGATGCAGACTATAGTGTAGGTTTAGCAGGTGGAAATAGCACTAGCAATACCAATGTAGCTAGTTTAGGAGGTAATGCTCAAGCTCCAAATTTATTAACAACAAGCGTTGATATTATATGTTCAAATATTGGTGGAACAGTAAATGATCTTCCATATATAACAGTATCAATATTTAGGTAAAAAATAACATGGCATCTATAAAATTAAAAGGCGATACATCTGGTGAATTAACTATATCAGCACCAGCAGTCGCAGGAACTAATACATTAACATTACCAGCTAGTACAGGTACATTAGCAATAACTGCTGATGCTTATACAGACTCTGATGCTTTATCATTATTGAATGCAAGTGGTTCTGCTCCTGTATATGCAGTAAGAGCATGGGTTAATTTTAATGGTACTGGTACAGTTGCAATAAGACAAAGTGGAAATGTTAGTTCTATTACAGATGATGGAGTTGGTTTATATACTGTCAATTTTGCAACAGATATGGTAGATGCAGATTATGCTGCACTTGGTTTAACAACTGGATGGAGTGTTACTGACACTTCAAGGCATTTAGTAATTAATGGTGATAAAACTGACGGAGTTGCACTTAAAACAACATCTGCCATTAGGGTTCATACTGGACAAACAGGTTCTTCAGGAGAAACTGATATGGCAGAAATGAATGTAGTAATAGTGAGATAAGGAAAAAATATGAATAAAAGAATAGTATATAAAAACGATGATGGAACAATAGCAATTATTGTACCAGCAGATTGTGGTTTAACGATTGAAGAAATCGCAGCTAAAGATGTTCCAGCTGGTAAGGAATATCACATAGTTGATGTTTCTGATATTCCTTCAGATAGAACTTTTAGAAACGCATGGGAGTGGGCATAATGCCAATACAAATAAACATAACTAAAGCTAAAGACATCACTAAAAATAAACTTCGTGATGAACGCAAACCTTTATTAGAAGCACTTGATGTAGAGTTTATTAAAGCACAAGAACAAGGTGCAGATACATCATCTATCGTAGCAGAAAAACAAAGATTAAGAGACATTACAGCAACTGTAGATGCTATGACTACTGTTGAACAATTAAAAGCAGCTTCTTGCGAGGAATAATAAATGGCAACAACTATTAGTGGAGATACAGGTGCAAGTCAGGTACAAGATAATACTATTACCACTGCTGACATACAAGACAGTGCCGTAACTGCATCTAAAATACAAGACAGTGCCGTAACTGCACCTAAAGTTGCTGGTGCTAATGGCACTTCAGGACAACTATTGCAATCTGATGGTGATGGCACAATGTCATGGACAGATATTTCAAGCGGTACTGGATGGGAGTTAATATCTGATACAACATTAGGTAGCACAACAGCTTCCGTTGAGTATGATTTGAGTGATTATTCTGGATATGAAGAGTTTAGAATTGAAGCAATAAACCTTGTTCCTACTCCAACCTCCGATCTCCTAGTAGTTCAAGGTGGAGTCGATGGTGCATCTTATGGTTATGCTATTTACGCTGTGGGTGTTATGGCAACTGGTAGTAGTACTGGAGCTGGAAAAGATGCCCAAGCAACAGATGTTATAGAGCTTCATCAAGATGAGGTATATTATTC